TATATTCGGCGGCACAATCACTGATCTTGGAATTGAAGTGGCAGAAATTGGCGGCGTCGGTTACACACAGCGCATCAATCTCATTGCTCTCGGTGCTCTCTCTCGCTTGCCTAAGATTCTTACAAATGGCGTTCTTCCAAAAGAATTTGATGGAGATCAGATTTATGACGTTCTCCATGAAATTCTCTTTCAATCATGGAACAAAATGCCAGCGGCATTGCAATGGCAGAGCGTTGATCCGACATTGACATGGGCAAATGCTTTCAACACTGGACTTGGAGAGATTGATCGACCAGGAGACTACGAAATCGCGGCACGTTCATCAAGCCGAACAGATTCCTATTCACTGGTCAGCGCAATTGCAACCAGCGGTCTTGGTTATATTTACGAAAACGCATCTGGTCAAATTTCTTATGCAGATAGCACTCATCGTTCGCAATATCTTGCAGCCAATGGTTATGTTGAATTATCTGCAAATAACGCGCAAGGTGCTGGATTGTCAATCAAGACACGTGCTGGAGATGTCAGAAATTCAATTACATTGAAATACAACGCGACTTCATCAGCTGAGAAATCTGCAACCGACACAGATTCAATTGCAACTTATGGTGAACTCGGTCAAATCATTACAACGACTCTTCACAACGCAGCGGACGCACAGACTCAGGCTGACTTCTATTTGTCACTTCGAGCCTATCCGCAAGCTGCATTCACTAACATCACATACCAGCTGACGAATCCAGAAATTGACAATTCGGATCGCAATAATCTCATCGGCGTATTTATGGGAATGCCGGTCTCAATCAGCGATTTGCCGCTTAACATGGTCAGCGGTAATTTTCTAGGCTTTGTCGAAGGCTGGACATTTCAAGCCGCATACAACGAAATTTCAGTCACGATGAATCTCTCTCCTATCTCATTCAGCTTGCAAGCGATGAATTGGCAGAGCGTTCCGGTGACGGAAATGTGGAGCACAATAAATCCGACGCTCGACTGGGCGAACGCGACGATAGTAAGTTAAGGAGAAAAGATGAGCAATCCAACAGCAAATTTCGGGTGGGTGATGCCTACGGCGACCGATTTAGTCACCGATCTCCCAGCTGATTTCGCAGTCTTCGGTCAGGCAGTCGATACGTCAATGGCTGGACTCTTAGGCGGTACAACCGGACAAGTCTTGTCAAAGACATCCGGAACAAATATGGCGTTTACATGGATTACTCCGGAACTTGGAGACATCACTGCCGTCAATGCGGGCACTGGTATTTCAGGTGGCGGTACAACCGGAGCAGTTACGGTCACAAACTCGATGGCAACTGCAATGACAACATCCGGTGACTTAATTCAGGCTACTGGATCAGGAACATTTGCAAGACTTGGCACAGGAACATCTGGTCAATACTTGACAACAAATGGAACGACAAATTCATGGGCGAGCGTCTCGACAAGTCAAAATTGGTCATTGGTTAATGCAGGCGGAACTGCTTTAACAGGTGCAACAACAATCACAGTGTCAGGCATTTCAGGAGCAAATCAGATATTCGTGTTGTTTACAGCTGCGAGTTCTGCTTCGGCAAGTTCACAAATCAGTTTAAGACTTAATGGTGATACGGCTGGAAACTATTATTGGCTTGGTGGAGCATTTGTCAGAAGAGCAACATACGATCCTACTTTATGGGACAGTAATCCACTTCAATCTGCTGCAACTCTTATCCCGCTTGGAATTATGAATTCTAATGCAACAAACTATGTGAGCGGAAGTGCGTTAATTACTGGTGCAAATTCATCAGGATTAAAAGTAATCACTGCAAACGGTACAGTCAATACAGATGGCTCGGGCGGAACAAATTATTTTAATTCTGGTTATTACAACTCATCAAGCACAATTTCTTCAGTTTCAATAGTAAGCGGAACTGGAAATTTTGATAATGGCACAATTTACATCTACAAGACTGCGTGAGGATAAAATGAAACTTACTGAGAAAATTTTCAATATAGAAACAGGCGAAGAAACAATTGTTGAACGCGATGAAACAAAAGAGGAAACAAAAGCGCGCCTAGATGCTGAAAAGGCTGCAAAAGAATCGGCTGACTTAGCGTTACAAAGAGCGACAGATCGTGCAGCTCTGCTTGCGCAATTAGGCATCACAGAAGAGCAAGCAGCACTGCTTCTCGGATGACTCAGACTTCATCAAACGGCTGGAAGGCTTCCGCTGATCCGAATGAAATCGGCGTGAAGTCGTATCCAGTCAAAGGCACAAAGATTAAGTTGCGGTGCGCTGAAAAATGCGCTCCGCTGTTGGTTGGATTTGCCGAAGAGTTTCACGCACTCATTGAGCCAATTGATGAAAGCATACTCGATGACTGGGGTTATTGCTTTCGGATGGTTCGTGGTTCGCTGAACAATTTGAGTAATCATTCATCGGGAACTGCAATTGATCTCAATGCGTCGAAACATCCACTGGGCAAAGTCGGAACATTTTCGAATGAAAAAGTTCCAATGATTCGAGCACTGGCAAAGAAGTACGGTCTTCGATGGGGTGGAGATTACAAATCACGTGCAGATGAAATGCACTTTGAAATCGATTTGAGTGAAGCGAAAGTCGCTGCGCTCATCGGGAGCTTGAAGCTAGGAGACAAACATGAATCAAGCTAAAGCAATCGCCGCATCGTATCTGCGCAGCTCCATCGCTGGAGCACTAGCAGTCTGGATGAGCGGAAACACAAATCCGAAAGACTTAGCAATGGGCTTAGTCGCTGGCATTGTGCCGGTATTGGCTCGATGGGCTAATCCAAAAGACAAGGCATTCGGCAGCAAATGAGCGAAGCGATCACGGCTGTCGGACTCATCGCAGCATCGACCATCTCAGCAATTGCAGCTCTTTACGCTGTCAAAGGTGAGAAGAATTCCCGTCCCATCAGCAATGGATTCGCGGAAGGCTTGCGGTCAGATGTCAGAGAAATTCGGCAGCTGTTGATCGATCACATCAAGGATCATCCGTAAGACACGCCGAAAGACAGGCGTGAATCTTGAAATTGTCAGTGGAATAACTCATTCTATGTCTGGGAGTTAGTCAGCATTGCTCGTCATAAATCAATTATGGCTAGCTCCCACTAACAGAATCGGGAGCTTTAAATGGATACATTGCAAATCGCACTGATGGTCAGTGCAGCTAGTTTTATTGTGGGAACTCTGGTGGGTGCAAGGCAAGGCTACGTCAAAGGCGATTTACAAGGCTCGCGACGAGGCTTCAAACGCGGTCTAGACGTCACACGAAGGAATCGCACAGATGCCTAATCAACTGATAGGATATGAGAGTGTCGCCGAAAGACTTGAAAAATTCTGGATTTTGTATCCGGCTGGAAGAATCAGCGTTGAGATCGTGTATCAAGACGGACAGAGATACATCGTCAAATCCGACTTATACAGAGACATCAATGATCTCATCCCATTTGCAACAGATTTCGCCGAAGAAGTACGTACTTCGGCAAATCGCTTTCCGCTTGAAAATGCTTCGACCAGCTCCATCGGTAGATCGTTGCACACAGGCGGATTGTCCAAGTTTTCAGATGGAATAGCGCGTCCAAGCTTTGAAGAGATGCGACGAGTCAATCTGAGCGTCGTTCCAGCTGTCGAAGTTAATGCGACTGAATCACGTGATCTCTGGTCATTCGGCTCAGCTCTGGACTCAACCGTCAATCAAATAGTTTCCGGATCCGTGTTGGATGAAGCTCCAATGTGCCAGCACGGGCATCGCATCTGGAAAGAAGGCGAATCTACACGTGGCAAGTACGCCGGATGGGTCTGCTCTGAGAAGAACAAAGCGACGCAATGCAAAGCGCAATGGCTGACTCTTTCAGCTGATGGACGGTGGGTCTAATGGGTTACGTGGAAGCGTTCCCGATTGGGACATGGGATTACTGCGACGGATGCGGTAAAGGCCAGCCAAAAACACAGCTAATTGCTGAACGCGTCGATGACATAACTCTTCGTTGGCTTTGCTACGGGTGCTACAAATGATTACACGCATCTCACGCGAGCAAGAATGGCATTGCATTGATGCAGCTACGCAACGAATTCGAGAATGGGGATTTGAGCCGAATCACAAATCTCGCGTTGAACGTGACATGACATTCATGGATTACGTGGCACAGACGGCAGAAGCTTTTGCAGCTGAATGCGCCGTTGCAAACTTCTACTCACTCCCCTATCAAGCTGGACAATCAAAGACAAAAGAGCGCGCCGATGTGGGTGAGAATCTTGAAGTCAAATGGTCACGCCATCCGGAAGGCAATCTCTGGATCAGTGATGCCGATAGGAATGAAGACGTTGCAATTCTTGTCGCTGGTCGTACTCCACTCTTCACGATTGTGGGATGGATACCGGTAAGCATCGCTAAACGAGACAAATACAGACACTCGACGCAAGACAAATGGATTGTGAGTCAAATCAATCTCCAACCCATTGAAACTCTGGAAAGGAGCAGCTTTGCGCCAGCCATCCGTTCAATGTCGAATGTGTAAGAAAATCACGGTTCATCACGAACGTATTGTCACCAACAATCTGCCGCCGAATGTGGCAGTGCTCGAATGTACGGTCTGCTCAGTGCTAGGCGTTGTCATGCTTGAATCAGCTGACGTGCCTAAAGCATGGCTAGAGCTGCATACGGACGCCGATAGTGGCTAGATACGAATTCCAATGTGAGGCGTGCATGGAGCACATTGAAATCACGCGATCTATCGAAGACTCATTGAGCCGCGTTCCCTATTGCGAGAGCTGCATGATTCCCATGAAGCGTGTCTGGTCTAAGCAATGAATGACTTTCTAGACTTGACGCTAGACGGAGCAGATTTACCGGTAACGAGCGATGACTGGTACACGCCAAAATGGATTTTTGACGCTTTGGGATTGGTTTTCGATTTAGACGTCAGCTCTCCAGTAGGCGGCATTCCGTGGCTTCCGACAGTTCAATACTTCACACTCCTTGATGACGGCTTGCAGCAGCAATGGGGGGGGCAAAGGTGTGGATGAATCCGCCTTATAGCGATCCGACTCCGTGGATGCAGAAGTTTCGCTCGAATAACAATGGAATTGCACTCGTTCCAACTTCCACCGGTAAATGGTTCATGGATGCGTGGAACGACAAGAATTTGCAATTTCTCTGCTTACCGCCCATGAAATTTGTGAAATTTGACATGGTTGAAGCAAAAGGTGCGCTTCCGACTCGATGCTGGTTAATAGCGGCTGGAGAAGATAATGCGGCAGCACTTTGCAACAGTGGATTAGGAGAAGTCCGATGACACGCCGATACACGTCTGACTTATCCACATGCTTGACGTACTTGACAAGGCGAGTACGCTGCGACTTCTCGACGAGAGCCGGTGCACCGGATGGCTCGCGGAGAGCACTGCTAACGGGACTCCTATGTGTAGCTCTGCTACTCCCGTATCCAGCACAGGCAGTTGAGTCAAAAGATAGTAATTACTTCAAGCTATATGCTCATTCATTGATTATTGATTCAAAAGAGTATCGATGTCTGGACTTACTCTGGACACGTGAAAGCAATTGGAATCCACGTGCTCATAACAAAAGCGGTGGAGCTTATGGCATTCCACAATTGAAGAACAAAATGATTCAGCATCTTGATGGATTCACACAAGTGAGATACGGGTGGAAATATATTCAGCATCGTCATGGAACTGCATGTGCAGCTTGGACATATTGGCAGAAGAACGGGAACTATTGATGAGCAGAGCTTGGAAGAACGGATCGACGAAAGGATGGAGACGCATCCGAGAACGCATCATTGCGAGAGATCAGTGCTGTCAGAAGTGTGGACAGACTGATGGACGAATGCATGTAGATCATATAATTCCAAAGCGATTGAATGGATCAGACGATGAGTGGAACTTGCGTCTTCTCTGCGAATTCTGCAATTTGAGCAAAGGTGGCTCTTTTTTTGAGCACCCCTCAACACCCCCGACTCTCCATGAACGTTTTATACCCAAAAACGAGAGCGTAAGTCATGACTAAGCCTGTTCAAGTCAAAGATGGTGGAGACGTGATTGAAATCGGCTCTAATCGGCTGCAATCGGAAATTCTTGCGCGATCAGCTCCACGTATTCACTCTCCGCTCAATGATTTACCGTCTAAAGGCTTTGAATTGATTGACTTTGCTGACAGATTTATCGAAGGCGGATTTATGCCGTGGCAGAAATGGCTCGCCGAACATAGCTTGAAAGTCAAGGCGGATGGCAGATGGCAGCATCCCATTTCGGTTGCCATGCTTCCACGCCAGCAAGGAAAATCGACGTACATGCTGGCACTAATAGCGATGGGACTCTTTGAATGGAATGAGAAGCTCCAAATTTCATCAGCTCACCGTCTGGTCACATCTCTGGAGCAATTCCGTCAGATTGTCTCGATGATTGAAGCTCACGATGATCTCGCAAAGCAAGTCAAGCGAATTCGCTGGCAACATGGAGCAGAAGAGATTGAAACTAATCACGGAACTCGATTCTTGATCAAGGCTGGCGGCTCAGCTGCACGTGGAGCTTCTCCGACGAAGGTGCTGCTCGATGAGCTTCGTGAAATGCACGATCTGGAATCGTTCGCATCGCTGCGCTTTGCTCTGATGGCTGCAAAGAATCCATCCGTCAATGCGTTCACAAATGCCGGTGATTCTCATTCGGTTGTCTTGAACATGCTCCGAGAGCGTGGACTCGCAGCTGCATCGGGAGCGGACGATGACATCGGCTTCTTTGAATGGTCAGCTCCGACAGATGAGATCAGCTATGAGAATGCGGCGTCATGCACTCCAGCACTTGGCATCACAATCCATCCGGACAATCTTCGAGCAATCTTGAATGATCCACCGGAAGTCGTATTGACTGAGGTGTTGTGCAGATTTGTCCAGACGATTTCAAGTGTTGTGGGATCGACGGAATGGAATCAATGCCTTGATGAGACAGTCGATCTCGATGAAGAAAAACTGACATGGCTTGCCATCGATTGCTCCCCCGATAGAAAATTTGCAGCTCTGGTCGGTGCTCAGAAATTAGGAGACGAGAAATTCGTGGTCAAACTTCTTCACACATGGGAAAACTCAGTCCAGCTCGATGATCGAGAGATTGCCAATGAAGCTGCAAAGTATTGCCGCAAATATCCGATTGAATATCTGCTCTACTCAAAGAGAACATCCGGAGCGGTAGCCGCAAGAATGTTGCCGGCTGGAATTCCAATCTTCGACATGGACGCGAACTATCCGCAGAGCTGTGATGAGCTACTCGGTGCAATTAACTCTGGACGTCTTCGACATCGAGGACAAAGCGAACTCACCATGCAAATGCTTTCAGCTGTGCAATTGCGTCGTGGCGATGGTGGATGGGTAATTGGACGACGTGCATCGGGTGTTGTCTGCTCGGCAGTGGCGACTGCACTTGTTACACATTTCGCGACACGCCCAGAGACGGAGATTGACATTCTGGTCGGATAGTGCAAGCCATCTGAAAAAATTCAGACATGGGAATTCTTGACATTTTTGCAACGCGTAGAGTCGAGACAATCACTCCGAAAGCTGGAGCAGATGTCTCAGCTTCACTTGCACCCGTTACATCAATCGATTCGCTGACTCCATTTTTCGGCGGCGCACAAACTGCAACACGTGAGCAAGCAATGAGTGTCCCGTCATGCGCACGCGCACGCAACATCATTTGCTCATCCATTGCATCAATTGGATTACACGTTATTGATCGCAGCACTGGAATGGAAATTGAAGACGCAACACCGCGCGTCATTCGTACACCCGATCCACGAATTCCCGGATCAGCGACGTACGTGTGGACATGCGAAGATATTCTCTTCTACGGTTATGGCTATTGGCAGATCACAGAATTATTTGCTGACACGTATCGCGTCCGCAGTGTGCAACGTGTATCACCGGCGCGTGTAACAATTCAAACAAACTCAATTGCATCAGAGATTGAGTATTACATGGTAGATGGAACACCCGTTCCGAATTCTGGCATTGGTTCGCTTGTTGTGTTCAATGGTAATGATGAAGGCTTACTAAATCGCGCGGGCTTTACACTGCGCACCGGCGCGGAGTTGGAGCGTGCTGCGGCAATGTACGCACGTGAGCCAATTCCGTCAATGGTATTGAAATCCAATGGCACAGCCTTACCAGCTGACAGAATCGCAAAGCTTCTGGATTCATGGTCATCTGCCAGACGCAATCGCAGCACTGCATTCTTAAATGCTGACGTAACAATGGAAGCAGTCGGATTTGATCCGGAGAAATTACAGCTTGCAGCTGCGCGCTCTTACATTGCAACAGAGATTGCACGTGCAACAGGAATTCCAGCGTATTACATTGATGCTGAAACAGGATCAAGCATGACTTACTCAAATGCAGTCAATCAACGTCAGACACTTCTCGACTTCTCTTTGATTCCGCTGATGACTTCGATTTCCGAAAGACTTTCAATGCCGGACTTCATTCCGTCATCGCAAGAAGTTAAATACGATCTCTCAGATTATTTGCGCGGCTCTGATCTTGAACGCGCGAACATATACAAGACACTCAATTCAATTGTCGATGCAAATGGCAATCCAGCAATCACAGTTGAAGAAATACGACAAGCAGAGGACATGATTCTATGAAAGTCACGACACCATTCACCATCACCGCAGCTGACTCTGAGTCACGCACAATCACCGGACAAATCGTCGCATTCGATACAGCTGCGAACGCATCAACCGGCAAAGTGATGTTTAAGCAAGGATCACTCAATCCGACAAACGTGAAATTGAATCTGGAGCACGATTCATCTCGTCCGATTGGCAAGACTCTTTCAATGGAATTCGCTCCCGACGGTAAGTCTATCAATGCGACATTCAAAATTTCGAAGACAACCGCCGGCAGCGATGCAATTCAAGAAGCCATCGATGGACTTCGCGATGGTTTCAGTGTCGAAGCAATGGCAAAAGAATTCGGCTACAACGAAGACGGAACGATGGTCGTCAGTTCAGCTGATCTCGTTGGCGTTGCACTCACACACAATCCAGCATTCGGCGATCTCACTCGCGTCTCGAATGTTGCAGCTACAACAGCACCCGAAGATTCTGCACCGTCATCCGATGTTGCAGACGCATCACACACATCAACAGAAGGAGACGAAGTGGAAAACACCGTCGAAGAACAAGCTGCCGTCGAGACGGTAGAAGCTTCAGCACCAGTTCAAGCAACATCAATTGCAAAGCCAGTCAATTTCATTGCAGCACGTAATCCAATCAACGATCCAGCAACATTTTTGATGCACAAAGTTGCAGCAATGCGCGGATCAGAAGAATCACGCAGCTTTATCGCAGCGGCAACATCATCAACTGACAATCCTGGTCTCATTCCTACACGTCAATTCCGTGAAGTAGTGAACGGTCTTGCAGACAATGTGAGAGCCAGCATTGATTCGATCAGTACGGGGACGCTTCCTACTGCGGGACTCACTTTTGAAATTCCAAAAATCACACAGCTTCCAGACGTTTCAGTGGTTGATGAATTAGATGAAGTCACTCCAGTCGTGATGGAATCTGAATTCATTCCAGTGAGTGTCAAGTCATTCAAGGGAAATCAAGTGATGTCAGTAGAATTAGCGGATCGCTCTGATCCACTCTTCTTCTCAGAGTTAATTTCAAATCTCTCATCACAATATGCACGTGCTACAAACGCGTACAACTCAGCACAAATCATCACAGGCGCAACAAAGACTGCAACCGGTTACGGTTCAGACATCACAGCTGCAGAACTTCTTGCATGGGTTTCAGCTGGCGCAGTGAGTGTTTATTCAAACACATTCAAATTCGCTGATGCAATTGTCGTCTCTCCAGCAATGTGGGGACGCATCATGAGTTTCAACGTCGATGGCAGACCAATATATAATGCGCTTCAACCGCAAAATGCGGCAGGAAACGCACAGCCACGCAGCTTGCGCGGATCAGTCAATGGTATTGATCTCTGGGTGGACACAGCTCTATCCGGTACAGGTGACAATTCAATGTACGTCATCAATCGCGATGCGTACACATGGTACGAATCCCCACGTCTAGAACTCCGCACGAACTTCATCAATGACGGTTCAATTGGAATTCTTCTTTACGGATACGGCGCAACAGCAACAAAGATTGCAGCTGGCGCATACGCGTTCGCAGACTAGTCACAATCAATCATCGGTCACGGTCGCTCCCGAACGTGATCGAGCAGAACGAAAGGATCAGAGATGCCGAATATCATCACAGTTGAAGAACTGCGTCAGGTGCTTGGCGTCTCTGATTCTCTTTATGACGATCCTTACTTGGAACAAATAATCGACTCAGCTGAAGGCGTGATTTTGCCATTGCTGACTCAGTATCAGTCATCCGTCGCTTCCGTCCGCATTCAAGATGGCGTCTTACATTGCACGACAATCCGTCCGAGCATGTTCGTCGTGGGTCAGGGAATTACCATCGAAGGATGCGGAATGGGAATTGATGGCGGCTATACAGTCACCGGACATTCAGTCAGCACTTACATTTTCACAGCTCTTATTGAAGATGAGCCAGACAAGATTCTCACTCCAATCATTCCGGCTGGTCGCGCATATTTAGACGGCGGAACAGCGGCAGAGCTTTATCAAGGAGTTGCACCGATTAAATCTGCGCTTCTTGTCGTCTCAAATGAAATTTTTCAAAGCATCACAGCTGCCGGCGGACAGATTGAAGGCGTGGACTTTGCTCCAACGCCGTTCAGAATGGGACGCAGCTTACTCAATCGGGTCATCGGATTGATCTCTCCATTCATTGACGTCGAAACGATTGCAACATGAGCACAATTGCAGCCGATGTTCGCGCGACACTTGCAACAGCTCTCAGCGGCGTTGCAGCTTCCGTGTATAGCTCCGTTCCGGAGACAGTCATTCCGCCAGCTTGCGTGATTGTCCCATCATCACCGTATTTAGAGCCGACTCTGCTCGGTAGCGCAATTCAAGTCAAAATCAATTTTGATGTGACGGCAGCCGTCGCATATAACAATAACGCAGCCGCTCTGGACAATCTGGAGCAGCTCATGATCAGCATTCTCGGTGCTATGCCATCGGGGTACGTCGTCGGAGACGTTCAACGTCCGGTCATCACTTCGGTCGGAGCGAGCAATCTGCTAACAGCAGACGTATCAGTCTCCACTTATTACACACAGACAAACTAAGGAGACACAGTGGCAACAGCAATCATCACCGGTCGCGACATAACTTTCACGATCGATTCAGACAACTTTGACGCGCAAGCAACATCAGCGACTTTGACAGTTGATTCAACAATCAACACTTATCAGACGCTCGATGGTAAGGCGTATTACACAACAGACACACAAGGCACTTTCGCAGTGGAGATGCTTGCCGATTGGGGAGCAGCCGGCTCTCTCTGCGAAGCTCTCTGGACAGCTGCAACATCAGCTCCAAACACAGCTCTTCCGGTATCTCTTACAGCTGATACAGGCGCAGTCTTCACATTCAGCGTTCAGCCGATTCTTCCATCAGCCGGCGGCACAGCTCCGGATGCGCAGACAGTTTCACTTTCATTCACATGTGTAACGACACCCGTCGGAACATTCAGCTAATAGAAGGAGATCGGGAGCATGAAACTACAACTCAACATCGAATACATGAACGGTGAGACTGCGACACATATAGCGCAGCCACCGGAGTGGCGAAAGTGGGAACAGGAAACTGGATTCATCATTTCGCAAGCGCAAGAAAAGATTGGAATCTCTGATCTTCTCTTCTTGTCGTATCACGCAATGAAGCGCGAAGCTGCCGGCAAAGCAGTCAAGCCATTTGAAGTGTGGTGTGAAACGGTGGCTGGAGTTTCGGTCGGTGACACGATTGACCCAAAAGCCATGCAGTCGGAAGCATAAGTCGAACGCTCTGGCAGGTGGCTCTCTGGAGCAATCAGCCAATCAGCGAATTCGTCACAGCTGAAGACATCTTGACCGTCATCGAGTTATTGGAGAAGCAAAATGGAAAGTGAAGTCATTGCATACGATAAGCAAGAACTTCGTTCCATTGTCAAAGCTTTCAAAGTTATGGATGAAACTGCTATTGATGCAGCTAAGCAGGAATCAAGCGCGCTTGCTACTTTCGTTCAAAAGAATGTGAACGTTGCAGCCGAAGCGCGTGGAGCAGTCGCATCACGAATCTCACTGGGATCGGTTGTATCTAAATCTTCTAAAGTCGGAGAAATTTCATACGGATTTGCTCGTCAGAAATTTAGCGGCGGTGCTACGACTCAACAGCTCTGGGGTGGTACTGAATTCGGATCAAATAAATTCCGTCAATTTCCAATCTGGTCTGGTCGTGAAGGACGTGGATCAAAAGGATGGTTTATCTATCCAACGCTCCGGAGATTACAGCCAGACATCTTGAAGAAATGGGAAGAAGCATTTTCTAAGATTGTGAAGGAGTGGTAATGGCTGCAACGGGTTCAAGAACGCTCAAACTCTCCATCCTTGCCGATGTTGAGAATCTTACAAAGAATCTCAAATCCGGATCAAATGACGTCGAATCTTTCGGCGAGAAGATGGGTGACTTCGGAAGGAAAGCTGCAATTGCTTTTGCTGCCGCCGGAGCAGCCATTGGCGCATTTGCTATTGCATCAGTCAAAGCAGCCGCAGAAGATGAAACTGGTCAAAGAAAACTTCAGGAAACTCTGCGAGCAACCACCGGCGCAACAGCTGATCAAATAGCCGGAATCGATAAGTACGTCACGGCACAATCCATTGCGACTGCGACCACTGATGATCAAATTCGTCCAGCCTTGTCTCGCCTAGCGACTGCCACTGGAGATTTGACTAAAGCTCAGGAACTTTTATCGCTTTCGCAGGAAATCAGCGCAGCAACGGGAAAGCCACTTGAAACGGTTGCCAATGCACTCTCAAAGAGTTTCGATGGAAATAACACAGCACTTGCAAAATTGGGAACGACTCTTAGTGCAGCTGATCTCAAAACAATGTCACATGAAGAAGCAGTCAAATCTCTCAGTGCTACTTATGACGGCTTTATTGCAAATCAAGCGACAACAGCTGAATTCAAATTCCGTCAAATTGCTATTGCAACGCAGGAAGCGAAAGAAGCTATTGGAGCAGCTCTTCTTCCACTGGTTCAGAAGTTAGCCGATTACATAATTCAGACAGCCGTTCCGAATATGAATCTATTCATTGCCGCTCTTACCGGCGAAAATGGGATTGTGGACGGAATAGATAAATCTGGAACAGCCGCATACGAATGGGGTGGCAAAGTCAGATCATTGATTAAGACGGTCATTGATCTCAAAGATGAATTGAAAATTGTTGCAGAAATAATTGCAGCAATGTGGGTCACTTCCAAAATCTTTGCATTTGTGCAAGCGGTTCAAGGAATCATCGCAGTCATGGTTGCGCTTCGAACTAGCGCATTTGCAGCTGCCGTTGCCGAAGCATTTGCAACGGGTGGAGCGAATTTATTGCTAGGAGCAGCTGCGCTTGCTGCGCTTGGATTGACCACAGCCAATCTACTCAACTTGGCAAAAGGAGATTCGAACTCTTCCGGTGGTGGATCAACTTTAACGGGTGCTCTGGGTAATTATCAGATGAGCACTGGAACATTCATCGGCGGATCATCTGCCGGCGGTGGTGGTGGAACTGGCGGTGGTGGTGGAACTGGCGGCGGTGGCGGTGGTGGTGGTACAGGCGGAGCACTCAGCGAAATAGTCGGAGCAAAGAATCTCACCGAACTTGTCAATCAACTCACTGCGGTTTCAAATAACATTGCCGATCTTCAATTCTTAGTCGATACAAATGGAATCAGCAAGGCAGCCGGTCAAAAGCAGCTTGATGCACTCGTCAAGCAATTTGATGTTCTTTCAAAACAAGCCGATGCACTCAACGCAACAGCAAATGCACCGACTTTCAATGTCGGACAATTCCGCGCCGGAGAAGCTGCGACGATGATCAATATAACCGTCAATGGCGCAATCGATTCCGAAGGCACAGCGCGCACAGTCGTAAACACTCTCAATGATTCCTTCTATCGCGGCACTCTCGGAGCTGGAGCATTGGTCGGAGCGTTCGACAAGTGACTCAATTTAATCCTATCTGGAATGTTGAACTTAACGGTGTTTCAATCACTGATTCAGTGCTGGCTTCATTGTCAATCACGTCTGGTCGGACAAACATCTATGAGCAAGCAGCTGCCGGATATTGCAATCTGACACTTATCAATCTCAATCAGACTGCAATTGCCATTGCAATCAATGATTCAATCTCGGTCGAACTCATGAATTCATCATCGGTTTATGTGCCTATATTCGGCGGCACAATCACTGATCTTGGAATTGAAGTGGCAGAAATTGGCGGCGTCGGTTACACACAGCGCATCAATCTCATTGCTCTCGGTGCTCTCTCTCGCTTGCCTAAGATTCTTAC